TAGCACTCTTTGTCATCTACTACCAGATGAACATAAGTCTGTGCGGTATTAATGCCAGCTTTCATATTGTGAGCAATTGCCCACGCCTCACCGTTTGGTGTTGCGGTTGAGTGTGCCACAATAATATCTTTTTTAGCAAGTGCTGAAGAGCCTTCATTAGCCGACAATGCGTATTTCTTATTTAGTTTCATTTTTTACACCTTCTTGGTAAGCTTTCTCTACCATGCCTTCAGCTGTTTCTTTGGTTATTTTCGCTTTAGATGCCTTAGCCTGCTCAAGCAGTGCGTCAGTGGCTGCCTGCTTTTTCTCAGCTCCTGATATATCTGTATGTGTTGCTTGTTGCGTAACAATATATTGCGCTACGTCATACAGCCATTTCATTTTTTCGGCAAATGCTGGATTGTGTTGTTTAGCGTATTGATATATTGCAACAATACCTACTGCCAATAAGACAACATAGGGTAATAATGAGTTCAATAGATTAATAATTTGCGTCATTTTTTATTCCTTTCAACAAAAAAGAACACTACACAGTGTTCTCCAACTTCTTTTTTAATTCTTCGTATTTTTCCTGTATTTCCAGTCTTTTTTTACGTTCAAAAAGATAATCCTGCTTGAAATTATCTCTTTCAACCTTGAGGTTCTTAATAATGTCGTCTGTGTCCTCCTTATGTGATGTGTGCGTCACAGCTAAAAAGGTAGCAGCTGCTTCGATCAGTGTCCCTAAAACATAGATAAGGCTAGTCACATCATGCACGCTACCACCTCTCTAACTTTGATAAATACTATATAGGCATAATAATGATATTGCAGTCTCAACAATCACTGTTATATCCATGCGGAATTCGCCCACACCAAAAGCATGTCCTAGTTGCAAGCCGATTAAAAACCATAACGTCCAGGCTCCTAAGATTAATATAAACATGCGCCAACCTCTGTGCCTCTTTTTAAACATGGAGTCAACGGTAATTAAAAGACCTAGTAATATTATTGCTAGGTCTAATCGTTTGTCATTCATAAAAAGAGTCCACTCTGGCGGCCAATAGAAATAGTTCCTATCGCGAAGTAAAGCAATGCCGATTGCTAAAATGGTCCCGCCTGCTAGGGTCTGGTCATGGTTTTCATTTATATTATGCATTAAGTGTTGCAACAAAATAATCGCTCCTTTCTATGTTAAACCAACCTCTTTCCATGTAGAGCCCACTAAATAAAACATTCTTAAATAGTGACTACTAAAAAGCGTATATTTTAAAAGCGGTCCGTCGAAGTAAATAGTATTTTCTAGCATAGCACGTTCATCCGTTCGAAGAACAGGCTCACCATAGTCGTTTATTGAGTCAATTCCATCAGCTACACGTGGTAACATGAATTTACCATACGGTAACAAAAAATTACTATTTGCAGGATTTTGAATAATAAGATTTTCATCATAAGGAGGAATTGTCTGTTTAAAATTAATTGGATTATCTAAAATTATAAGATCGGAATATTCATAATTTGATTTATAGTTCCAAATATAATTATTATTAGCGTTATTTGTAATTAGAAAACTTCTGTAAAAGTACACTCCATAAAAAGATATCTCCTGATATACAGTTTTGTTAATATCATCATATCTAACTTTATAATGGGCTAAAGAAACATCAGATTTTCTTAATATTTTGCCCAAGTCATATGTAAACAATGGCAACCTATGATTTTTTGGAAAATCTTTTTTAACCTCGGCTAAGCCCATATTTGCAATAGGAACAACTCCCTCACTATTGCTAGTTATATTGTTTAAGTTAATGTCTGCTGTGGAAGTATCAACTTCCTCTTTCCTAAATTTGACCTTAATCCGCTCTGTTTCAGCCTTTAATTGATTATAAGTTACTAATCCTTCTTGATTAGGATTCAAAACTACAGTTGTATTATGGCTACGTCCAAAAACCATATCAATATCTAGTGAGGAGGTAGATGCACCCTCTGCACCGGCTACTAAGGTTTGCTCAGTTAAACTTGGCGTTACCGCCATTAACTGTTCCTGTTTATCTACGCTTGTTTTAGCGTACCAACCGATTGAGTTGAATTTTAAATCTTCAGTGACTTTTGAATTATTAAAACTTGCTGACACTGTAACTGTAGTATCTGTTACTTGGGTTACAGAAACAGGCGTAATTAATTGCTGCCCCGTTAATGCAGTTAGCGCAATCTGTTCTTCCTCGCTCATATCCTTTATATCTTGGGTAAACAGAGCTGCATTAGTATATGTTATCTGCCCTTGAGCGCCATCTACCTGAACTAGCATCCGTCTACCAGAATCAGTTATCAGTGTTTTACCGAATTTTTGCATATCATTCTCCTTTCATTTTTGCTTGCAACTGTACCTTCTCTGCCGAAATTGCTGTGGCGCCTAAGTAGTCTGTAGTTGGTGTTGATCTGTTAATTGTTACGTGTGTTTCAGCGTGCAATTTAACATACTCAGTTGACATTACAGCAGCACCTATATAGTCTGTGGCGTTTGTTTTAACTTCAAAACTAATACCATCTAGCCATATACCCAAAGCCACTAATTCTTGTAGATTGTCCAGAATCAGCTTTTCAATACCTACATTATCAATTTCCTCAAAAGGAATTTTAATAATGATATGGCGGGTCTTAACTTTGAAAATTTTAAAACCTTTATCTCGTTGTAAAGCCGCTTCCGATATTCCTAAAATACTAGGTGGTGTACCCTGGGCCTGTGCAATTAAAAATTTAATGTAAATTAAAAAGCGATAAAGATTATCCTCATCGCTTGGTCTATATGCTTTTCTATCTTCGCCTAAAATATCAAGTGTGGTGCCCTGTGCGTCTTTAACAGTCCGCCATTCACCAACTTTTTTTGCGTTTTTACTAATCTCAACGATCGGATTATTAAATACATCCATCAAATTCCAAAGGTTGGAACCTGTATTTCTAGCCCAATAATTCGAAGCTTCTGCCAATAACTGATCCGTTGTAGTAGGACTAGTTGCATTAGTATCCTCAACCATTCAGCACCACCTCAACATTAGCTAAACTACAAACTGGGACTTCAAATCTTTCGGTAGCAATATCTGCACTACCTAGATTATCTTTTGAAGTTCCCAATAGGACTTCGGCTTCCTTTATACCAGGTATCTGGTAAACAATAGGATATAGCTTTGTTAAATATACTGTCTGTCCCATATCTAACGCATTAATGCTATCTACTATGCTATTTTTAACATTATTAGAGCCATCGTCAGTGTTCCAACCATTAGTAGTTTGTATTTTAACTTTAACAAAAATAGGTTTTTCAGATGCTGAGTCAAAACGCATTACATCACTATTACCGGTCTCATCAACAATCTTAATAGCTTTTGTACCGGTCAATGTTGTTCCTGCTGCAGATCTATCATATAGGGTCTGAGCAATATCATTGTCTGTACCTCCTAGAACATATACATGTACGCTTTCAGGCGGATTGCCATATTGGTCTACCTGATCAGTTTTATTATCAACAAAGCCCACATTTCTAACACCAGGAAGGTTCAGCAATGCTGACCTTATACCATTGCGTGTAGGACCTTCTTTGGCCGCATTTTCTATTATTAATCTCTTACGGTAATTATCATCGCTTTCTTCATCTTGACCGCCAGCCGCATGGTCAGGATTAGTCACCGATATAATATTGTCATCTGGATTTGATACTATTGTAATAGTATTAGCTATTACATTGTTAAATGCTCCGGTTTCTTGCGACTCAACATTACCGCTACCGATCCATTTACCATCATTGTCCTGAACAGTAATAACATCTTCAGTTAGCTCAAAAATAATACCGTCTTCGGTTTCAAATTCTTCTCCGGCTTGGATAAGATACTCACCATCTGTATTAATAACAATTACTGCATGTGAATTAGTGGCCACCTTCCGAGGCACAGCAATATTAGAGCCTAACCTGTCTAGCGCCGTATCATTAGCTGTTGAGTAGAAGCCTGAATAATACACCAACTCTAACTGGTTAGTTATTTCTGTAAGACGCCAAGCATACATTTCTGCAATTAGACCAAAATTAGAGTTTGAAGATAAAGCTATATCGTCCCCAAACATTGACCTTAGATCTTCATGGATAGAATCCAGCCACTCTGCATAAGTTGGAGCAATGAAGCCTTTATCCGTCAAGCCAAATTTAATTGCCAAGTTCTAAACCTCCTTCCGCTATATCACTAGACCCATCTGCCAAAGTTACACTGGCTTTAAAATGCACATCTAAGCCGCGATTTGGCAGCTCTTTAAAAGTAATATCCGTTAAATCATTAACTTCGGGTACGTTCTTCTTAATCGCATCTTCAATATCGGTTTGAGCAATGTTCTTTTTGAAATTTTTAACGAAAAAGTTGGTATAATCAGTACCTTGCTCAGGCGCTAAGTTGACCATTTCTCCTAGTCTAATTAATAAGGTAGCTCTAATCCGTTGTGCAATCTCGTCAACACCATCTACTATTTGCAGATCATGTGTTACAGGATCAATTATTAGGTCGCCATATTTATTAACTTTTAAATCTCTCAAAAAATATCATCCCCTAAAACACCGACAACAATGGCGTCATTAGCATCATGCTTTCTTGAAGTATCAGGATTGTAAGCATTACCGGAGCCATCCCAGTTAGTGCTGTCATTATCTAGAACTACTGTAATGACTATTGCACCCTTTCGCATTAAGTGCTTTTTTGGGAGCGTAACTCCGTGCTCATTAAGCCAGGCTTCACCTGGCCTAAACCTATCCATTACCTCATCAACAATGTAACAATTAGCTGAAACAGGTATGTCCAAATATTGCGCTGAATCTTGCCCGTCAAAGCCTTTAGCTAATGGCTGAATGTCAGCTACATGCTGTGCACTGTCATACTTAATCACTCTAGCAAGCTGGGCACACTCAATGTCAGCCATTATTCCATTTCTTAACAGTTTCATTGCGTTATACAATGCATCTTTTGCAGAGTTATGTGGTGTTGACATTGTTACACCTCCTATATCTTAACTATAGACATCTGCGTTTGCAGATTGTCACCGTCAAATGAATGCTGACCAGATTTCACATAATAATAGCCTTTTAAAAATCTACTTTCCATCTTGATACCAACATTAGTTGTTACCTCTGGTATTAATGGCGTAATGATTTCAAATGTATTATCCTTGTATGCATCTTCGTTCAAAGTTGGTGGCTGAATTAAATCATCATCATCAATTACAAACCATGAGTAGACCAGCCCAGGTTTTCCAGTGAC